ACCAACGCTAGGCTGATGCATTTCGATGCATCGGATCCTAGTTTAGGTTGGGTCACGTGGGATGCACTTGTATCCAACGTTAGGCTCTTAATTGCGAGAGTACTCGGCGACTTGCCAGATCTCTCTGTTAAAGGAGAGTTCAGCAATGGCGCGAGTACCCGGGTGCGGCGGAGTGATACCGCCGCTCTCGTTAAGCTCCAGGGTAAACAACATGTAAGCGAGTCAGCAAGTAACCATCTCGAGGCGTTCTGGGCTAGTGCCCAGGTACGACCTGAAGGGGTGGAACTTGTCAACTCGTCTACCATGTTTACCGTGGTGAAGAAGTCAGATATTGACCGAGTGGCCTGTAAAGAGCCAGAAGGCAATATGCTACTGCAGAGGATATGTGGCGTGCATATAAAGCATGCCCTCCGTCGAAAGACGGGCATAAACCTCGAAGATCAAACTCGAAACCAGAGGCTTGCGATGCTTGGCAGCATCGACGGTTCTTTGGCGACGATAGATCTAAGCAGTGCCAGCGACTCCATCGCAAAGCAGTTGGTGATGAACCTTCTGCCGAGCGCATGGTGGTCGCTGCTGGACGACTTGCGTGTTACTCATACACGTATCCCAGGTAAATTCCTGGGGGAAGGTGAAGATCGAATCCATGAGCTGGAAATGTTCAGCTCTATGGGTAACGGGTTCACTTTCGAGCTTCAGACCCTGATATTTTGGGCGATCACGAAAGTGGTTCTCAAGATGTCACCTGGAGCTCGTTCATCAGTCGTCTCCGTTTATGGTGATGACATCATATGCTCCTCGGATATAGTGCCCCGGCTGAAGCGGGTATTCGACATATTCGGATTCGTTCTGAATATGAAGAAGACCAACTTTAGCCGAAGCCAACTGTTCCGTGAGAGCTGTGGTGGCCATTACTATGGCGGCTTCGATGTCTCTCCTTTCTACATCAGGAAGGAAGTTCGCACCATACCAGACCTCGTGCTGACGTTAAATCAGCTCTTGGAATGGGACGGTCGAGGTTGGGGATTCTTTGTGTCCCCTTCGCTAGCCAAGTTCCACGAAAAGTGGAGCCGGTTCGTTCCGACGCGCCTACATGGCGCCGTGGATACGAATGATACCGGTGCTCTCGTAACGGGGTGTCAACCCCGCGACGTTCTCACTAGGATCACTAGGCCCGTCATCTCTCCTTTAGAGCGTGAAAGATACATGCTCTATTGGGTTGATAGCGAACGGCTGGAGCAATGCCCTTATCCCGCATCTATCACTAGGCGGGGTAAAGAAGGGAAGATCGTTGTCTCCCAGTCGGGACCCTCACGCTTTGTTGGCTACATGCCAACGAGGCACCCGGACAACTACCGGGGAGGCCCACGGACCACATGGAACCCCTACCTCCTCTTGAGGTAGTGGGTTTGTTCGAACGTCGTGAGACGTGCGTACA